CTTCGGCCTGCCTCAGACCATGTCCACCTTTGTCGGCGGCTGGGTTGGCTTCCTGGGTGTGGAGAAGATCCGCGCCATTGCTGACCGGGTTACCGACTTCAAGCTTCCTGGCCGCAAGGTCGAATAATCCGCGCCACGTTTTCGAATGCGCCAAATCGTGGCGCGCAACAAGGACCACACCATGAGCACAGTCAGCGCCGAGTACTACCAGATCAAAGGCATGGTCAGTGATATGCCAGCTGAAGAGCAGGCTGAGGTCGTCCGCGTAGAATCCCTGGTGGTGGAGCTGGCCAATACCTCTCAGTCAGCAGCGCTTGGTGTGATGCTGGCCTCGATCAAGCTTTCGCTGGAGGCGTGATGGCTTGCAGTGGATGCGCCGCCCGGCGCGAATGGCTCAACAAGATGAAGAGGCTGGCATATGAGCGAGCAAGTGAGCTGCTTACTGGTCGAGTTGCTGACCGAGCAGAAGAAGCAGACCTCCCTGCTCGAACAGATAGCGAGCCAGCAGATTCTGATGATCGAAGTGCTGGCGGACGAGCAGGGTGAGCAAGACCCGGACGCCATGCCGTTGACCTACATGGATGGGAGCAAGGTGACCTGATGGCTCGCCTCCAGACCCTGGGTAATAGGGTCGCCACCCAAGGCAACAGACTGGCAACCGCGGCACCTGGTTCGTGGAGGACTGGCAAGACCACCTCTAGCCAGCGCGGGTACAACTACGAATGGCAGAAGGCCCGACTGGTGCACCTCAACGAGAACCCGCTCTGTGTGTACTGCCAGCGCGAGGACAAGGTGACGGCAGCGAACACCGTCGACCATGTCATCCCTCACCGCGGTGACATGACGCTGTTCTGGGACCGGACCAACTGGATGAGTCTATGTGGCACCTGCCACTCCTCGAAGAAGCAGCGTGAGGAGGCGCAGGGAGCCTGAAGCCATGTGTGGCACGTCACATCCCCGATGCGGCACGCCAATTCCCCGCGTCGAGACCAGGGGGCGGTCAAATTATGGAGACCGACTTTTCTCCAGACCACTCCCCCTCTCACGCGCAGATTTTCTCCCCCTTTTGAAAAAGGAATTCAGCAAATGGCAGGCGTTAAAGGCAAGAGCGGGGGCGCTCGCCCCAACTCTGGCGGCGCTCGGCCGGGTGCTGGCCGGAAAAAGAAGGTCGAGCCGGAATCAGCAAAAACATCCGCAGTGTCCGTGGAGCTCGAGGCACAACCACACGGCGGCGCATTGAAGCGCGAAAAGGCTGTACCGGTCCCGGCTCCAGAGATGGACATGCTGTCTCTTCTCACCAAGATCGCCCTGGGCCAGCTTGATGTAAGCCCGATCCAGGTGAGGGCTGCCATCGCGGCAGTTCAATACACCCACGTCAAAAAAGCTGATGGCGGCAAGAAAGACGAGCAGCAGAAGGCGGCCGAGCAGGCAGCTGGAAAGTTCTCCCGTCAGGCCCCTCCCAAACTAGTCGCAGCGAACGGTAAGCAGGTTTAACTATGGAATGGTCGACAGCATGCCCCGACTGGGAGCGGCGGTTGATCGCCCGCGAATCGATTATTCCGCCTCCGATCTTTGTGGAGGAGGCCGAGCGAGCACTGCAAATCTTCAAAGAGCTCCGCGTCCCGGATCTACCAGGTAAGCCACGGATGGCTGATTGCTGTGATGATTGGGTGTTCAACTTCGTTCGCTGCATCTTCGGGGCCTACGATGCTGAAACCGGAAAGCAACTGATACGCGAGTTCGGTCTGCTGATCAGTAAGAAGAACACTAAGAGCACCATTGCCGCCGGCATCATGCTCACCGCGCTGATTCTCTGCTGGCGCGAGGAAGAGGAGCATTTGATCCTGGCTCCTACCCGAGAGGTAGCAGACAACGCATTCAAGCCTGCGGCGGCTATGGTTCGGGCGGATGCTGAGCTATCAGCGATGTTTCACATCCAGGATCACATCAGGACCATTACGGACCGCACCACACGCAACTCCTTGAAGGTCGTTGCAGCTGATACAGACACCGTGTCAGGCAAGAAGTCGGGCAAGGTCTTGGTAGATGAGCTTTGGGTCTTTGGTAAACGATCCAGCGCCGAGTCCATGTTTATGGAAGCGCTGGGCGGCCAGATCTCTCGTGACGAGGGATGGGTCATCTTTCTGACAACCCAAAGTGATGACCCTCCCGCGGGCGTGTTCAAGGAGAAGCTGAGCTACTGGCGAAACGTGCGGGACGGCAAGATCCTCGACCGTAAGACCCTGGGCATTTTGTACGAATTTCCCATTCAGATGATTGAAGACAAGGCCTACCTGAGGTCGGAAAACTTCTACATCACCAACCCCAATATAGGCCGCTCGGTTAGCGCTGAGTGGCTGGGTGACGAGCTCAAGAAGAAACAGGGCGCCTCTGATGGCACCCTTCAACAGTTTCTGGCAAAGCACCTCAACATCGAGATAGGTCTGAACCTGCGCTCGGATCGTTGGGCTGGCGCAGAGTTCTGGGAGGTCCAGGCAGTACCGGAGGGCCTGACTTTCGAGCAGCTGATTGACCGGTCTGAGGTTGTCGATGTTGGGATTGACGGCGGCGGCCTCGATGACTTGCTTGGTTTCGCTGTTGCTGGCCGCGACAAGCTCACCCGCCAGTGGCTGCTGTGGACGCATGCCTGGGCCCACCCTTCAGTGCTGGAGCGCCGGAAAAGCGAGGCGCCGCGCTTTCGCGACTTCTCCGTAGAAGGTGATTTGACTCTGGTTGAGACCATCGGCGAGGACGTGCAGGAGGTCGCCGAGTTGGTTGCCAGAGTCGAAGCTGCTGGCTTACTCGACAAGGTCGGGGTCGACCCGTCAGGCATCGGTGCCATTCTCGACGCGCTGGCCGAGGCTGGCATTCCGGAAGACAAGATCATCGGCATCAGCCAGGGCTGGAAGCTAAACGGCGCAATCAAGACCACTGAGCGAAAGCTGGCCGAGGGCGGCCTGGTCCATGGCGGCCAACCAATGATGGCTTGGTGTTGCGGTAACGCCCGGGTGGTGCCTGCGGGCAACGCGATCCTTATCACTAAGCAGGCGTCGGGCCTGGCGAAGATCGACCCATTGATGGCGGCGTTCAATGCCATCTCGCTGCTCTCGCTTAACCCCCAGGCCCAGAGCGGCCTCGACAATTACCTGGCTGATGGGTTCTTCGGACTTATCGGCTCGAACTCATAGGCTGAATATGGCATCTCGTTGGTACAACCCGCTGTCATGGCGCATGTTCGGCTACACCGATCCGGCGACTGGCAACTATGTTGAGGTCGACATGGTCGCCGGCGGGAAGCGGACGAAGTCTGGCGTGAAGATCACTGCGAAGGCGGCGATCACGATTCCTATTGTATGGGCTTGCGTGAAGATCCTGAGCGAGTCCGCCGCAGGGCTGCCACTCAAGATTTTTGAGGACACGCCGTCCGGTCGCGTGCTGGCTGACACCAAGTCGCGGCAGGCCAGGGTGCTGAGAAAGCCCAACCCGTACATGACAAAGCTCAACTTCTTAAAGTGCGCAGTGGTGAACATGGCGCTACGGGGCAATGCGTACAGCATCATTGAGCGCGCCGATAACGGTGATTGGATCGGCTTCATTCCGGTAAGCGCTGACAACGTCGAGATCGATACGTCTGATGACTTGATCTACTGGGTCACTATCGGCGGGAATCGTTCCCCGGTATCGCCAGAGAACATGCTGCATTTCAAGCTTTTCAGCATGGATGGAATCAACGGACTGTCGCCTGTTGAGTACCAGGCCGAAACGATGGGGCTCGCCAAGACCGCGCAAAACTGGTCAGCGATGTTCATGCGCAAAGGCGGCTTTACCGGTGGCTACGTCATCTATGACCAGTTCCTGACCAAGGTCCAGCAAGCGCAGATCATGGAGAAGTTTCCTGATGTGCGTAAAGGCGACATCAACGATATCGGTTCAATGGGGATTTTGCAGGGCGGCCCGAAGATCGTGCCGGCCGGGCTGAGCCAAAAGGACAGCCAGTTCATTGAGTCACAGCAATTTCAGGAGGAGGCGATTGCCGGCTGTTACGGCGTGCCTCTGTACTTGGCCAACCGCGCCGGCAAGACATCAATCATGGGGTCGAACCTGGAGCAACAAACCAGCGGTTACGTGACATTCGGCCTAAAGCCTTACCTCGACGCGATCGAGGACGAAATCAACGACAAGCTCTTCCGCGATAAACCCCAGTTTGTGGAGTTCATTGTCGAGGGGTTGCTGCGCGCAGATAGCGCGGGCCGAGCGGCCTATTACAAGGCAGCGCTTGGCGGTTCTGGTGGTTCTGGTTGGTTAAGCATCAACGCCGTCCGCGAGAAAGAAAACGAGCCCCGCCTGGCTGGCGAAGAATACGACCGGGTCACCCGGTGGGAGATGCAGACCAATGCGAAGCAAGATTGAAGTCCCTTTTGAAGTTAAGGCCAGTGATGAACTTGGCAACTTCGAAGGCTACGCGGCAGTGTTCAACAACGTCGATCTGGGTGATGACGTGATTCTCCCGGGTGCGTTCACCAAGGTGAAGACCACGCGCGCTGGGCGCCTGAAGCTGGCGCTGTTCCATGACCTTACACGTCTTGTCGGTTCAGCAGACTTCACCCAGGACAGTCACGGCCTTTACATCAAGGGCAAGGTTAACCTGGCGGTGAGCTATGCCCGTGATGCCTACGAGCTGATGAAAGAGGGCACGCTCGACAGTATGTCGATCGGCTTCAACACCATCCTCGCCGCATACGAGGAGCGTGAGGGCCGCAGCATCCGAATCATCAAACAGGCGGAACTCTGGGAGGCGTCATTGGTGCCCTTCGGCATGAACCCAGAGGCACAGGTTACCGACGTGAAGTCGGATATCAGGATTTTTGAGAAGGCCCTGCGCGATCGCATGGGGCTCTCCCAAAAGGAGGCGGCAGCAGTCGCCTCGCTCGGCTACTCCGCAGTGCACCGCGATGGTGGTACTGAGGCCACGGCGATCGTGGAAGGGCTGAAATCACTCTCCACCACTTTTGACAATTTTTTTAAGGTGTCGCCATGACCGATCCAATCCAAGAAGTAAAAGCCACGCTTGAAACCCAGCTGAAGGAAGGTTTCACTGGCTTGCAAAAAAAATACGACGCTGTTGCCGATGAGATGCAAAAAGGCAACACCGTCACTACCGAGATGAAATCGCAGATCGAAAAGCAGAAGGGCGAAATCGAGCGTGTGATCGAGCAGGTTCAGAAGCTGGAAGAGAAGGGCATTAAACTGCGCAGCCAGCCGGGCGAGGCCAAGAGCTTTATCGATCTGGTGAAAAATGACGACGCCTACAAGTCTTTGCAGGCGAAGAGCGTTTCCCTGGCCGATATCGAAGTGACCAAGTCCGACATGGCCAGCATGAAGGAAATGAAGGTCACCAGCGCCGGCATCGTTGCTCCTAACTACGATCCGGTTATCCAGCCCGGCATCCGCCAGGAACTGCGCATCCGCGATCTGTTGACCACGGTGCCGGTGTCTGGCCAGAACTACACCTATTTCAAAGAAAACCTGCACACCCGCGGTGCGGCGCCGGTTGCCGAAGGCGGTTTGAAGCCCACCAGCAACGTGACTTTCACAACCCAAACCGATCGAGTCAAGAAGATCGCCGTCTGGATGCCAGTGACCGACGAGGCACTGGACGACGTTCCTCAACTGATGGCCTACCTGCAGGAACTGCTGCGTTACGACCTCAAGCTCGAGGAAGAGCGCCAGATCCTGAAGGGTGATGGCACCGGTGAGAACTTGAATGGCCTGATGACCCAGGCCACCGTGTACGACGCGACGTTGACCAAGGCTGGCGATACCGCCATCGATCTGGTGCGCCGCGCGATCTACCAGGTTCGCAAGCAGTCGATGCTTTCCGCCGACGGCATTGTGATGACCGAGCTCGACTGGATGAACATCGAGCTTCAGAAGGACGGCGAGAACCGCTACCTGTTCGCGAACCTGCAAGGATTGGTTACACCCGTCCTCTGGGGTCGCCCGGTTGTAACCTCGGACAGTGTCGATGAGGGTGATGTCGATACCGGCGGTGAGTTCCTGGTGGCGAACTTCGCGCGCTCTTCCGTGCTGTTCGACCGCATGTCGTTCCTGTTCAAGATGGGCCTGATCAACGATCAATTCATCAAGAACGAACGTGCCCTGCTGGTTGAAGAGCGCCTCGGTCTTGGTGTACGCCGCCGTGAAGGCCTGGTCAAAGGTCGCTTCGCTGCCGCGGCGTAATCCCCTCAGCTTGCAATGGCCGGCCCTGTGCCGGCCTTTTCGTTTCAGGAGGCAACATGAAAATCAAAGCAGTTTGGGGGTTCGTCGGTAACGCGACCCTGCTGGGTGCCGAATCGACCACAGTGAAAGCTGGGCAGGTGTTTGGCGAAGTCGACGACGAATATGCCCATACCCTGATTGGCAAGGGGCTGGCGGAAGAAGTTGACGATGACGGACAGACTAAGTCGACAGCGCCCAAGCAATCGAAGTCGGCGGCCCCGAAAGAGAACAAGTAAATGATCGACCTGGCGCGCGTGAAGCTGCACCTCAGGGTGGACGACGATGAGGAAGACTCTCTCATCGGTGGATACATTGAGGCCGCCAAGTCCCATGTGGCTATGCATTGCGATCGGGAATTGGTCGAAGCAGCGCCAGTCGGGCCTGATCAGATGGGAATTACCCCAGACGTAGAACAGGCCATTCTGCTGCTGGTTGGCCATTGGTTCGCAAACCGCGAAGGCGTGGCGATGGGCACCATATCAACCACCGTACCGCTGGCTGTTGAGCGGTTGCTCATGTACAGGAAGCGTTACTGATGAGAGCCGGCCCAATGCGTCACCGCTGCATGCGCCGTGGCTACATCGACGGCAAGGATGCCCTCGGCCAGCCCTCGAAGGTTTGGGGTGACCTGGGCAAGCTCTGGGCGGAGATCAACATTCCCTCCGGTCGCATGTACGAGGCTGCGTCACAGATGCAGGTCACGGTCACTGCCGAGATCAACATTCGCTACCGCAAGGACGTGGTGGCGGGCCAGCACCTGGTGCACGACGGCACCACTTACGAAATCATCGCGCCGCTGGCCACCAACCAGCGCGACACGCTGAAACTCATGTGCAAAACGGTGAAGCCAAAATGAGCAACGGATCGCTGACAGTTCTGGGGCTTGGTGAGCTGCAGGCCGATTTCGAACGCCTGGCCACGTCCGTGGGCAACAAGATTGCCAGGGATGCAGTTATGGCTGGTGCCAGGGTGGCCAGGGACAAGGCCCGAAGTACTGCACCAGTTCGCACGGGAAAATTGAAGAAAAACATTATTGCGGTCAGCGTGAAACAGGCTGACACGCCTGGCGGCGCTACTGCCGGTATTCGCGTAAAAAATCCAACGGGCAAACAATCCAAGGCGCTCAAGCGTCCCGGCAAAAAAGGGCGAACCTCGAAAACGGATTACGAATCACCGTTCTACTGGAAGTTCCTGGAGCTGGGCACATCTAAGATGCAGGCCCATCCATTCATTCGACCATCTTGGGATGGCAGCCTGCCTCAGATCGAAAAGGCCGTCGCCGACAAGCTGGCCGAAGGCATCGACAACGCCATCACCCGGTAAATCCAATGATCGAGAAATCACTCATCGACAGGCTTTCGCCTCTGGTCGACGGGCGAGTGTACTTCGGCGTTGCGCCGGTTGACGCCGTCCAGCCACGCCTGGTGATTCAAACGGTAGGCGCCACCACCGGTTTCACACTCGCCGGCTGGGATGGCTCCAGCGACCTCACTATTCAGCTCGACGCATGGGGGGAGAGCTTCCTCGAGGCGCTCACGCTTGCTGGCCAGGCCTTTACCGCGATGACTACGGATGACGCTGACTTCACCACCGGCAGCGCAGACCGCCTGGCGGATGTGTTCGAGAACGACACCAAACTTTTCAGCGTGAGCTGGGAATACACCCTGCAACCATAGGAGGCCACATGGCCGTTCAAACTCCAACGAAAGCGAAGTTCGTCAAGACGCAGGGCACGGCTCTCAGCGTTTCCAAAGCCACCACGCTCGACCCCAAGGCGGTCGGCATTGAATGGGCCGATCTGTCCGTAACGATCAAACAGCCGCAGTTCCAGGGCGGGCAGTCGGATGAGATCGAAGTAACGGTGCTCGCCAGCGAGGCAAAGGAGTTCACCGTAGGCCTGGCCGACAACGGCACCTTCAGCATGTCCGGTAACTGGAAAGCGGACGACGAAGCCCAGACCGTGCTGCGTACTGCTCGTGATGATGGTGAGCCGCGCGCCTTCAAGTCGCTGTTCAAGGACGGCTCGTCTTCGAGCTTCCTCGGCCTGGTAACCCAGTTCACCTGGGACGCCGCACCGAACGGTACCGTCAACGGCACGTTCAACGTGCGTATCACTGGCGCCGTATCCTTCGACCTGCCGGTGGTGCCGTAATGGCCCGGGCAAAAAACGGCGCCGTGACTGATCTGCGCTCCATGGCCCTGGATCCGATGCGCAACTTCAAGCATGAGCGCCTCACCATCGACGAGTGGGATGGCGCCCAGGTCGTGGTCAGGGCGTTGAGCGCTGGTGACTGGGTTGAGTACCGCCGCCGCGCTGCTTTGGCGGTTGCTGAAGCCCGTCAGGATGCTGGGCTTCCGGCCCAGCCTCCAGCAACTGAAGGTGTCGAGGAGGCGCCGCTTGAGCCGCGGGTGGAGATTCATTCCTCTCCACTGTATGCGTTTGTCCTGGTGCGGGCGTTGCTCGATGAGAACAATGATCGAGTGTTCCAGGATGAGGATGTGCCTTCCGTAGCTGATGCCTTCAGCCCAGTGCATGACCGGCTCGTCGGCAAGGTTTTCGAGCTGAGTGGCGTAGCGGCCGGCGCTGGCGCGCAAGATCCGGTGGATGCTGCGGGAAACGACTGACGGAGGAGCCGGAGTTGGCATTTATGCTGACTCTTGCCCTCCGGCTTGGCATGACGCTCCAGGACCTGCGCTCACGGATGAGCGCGGAGGAGCTGTTTCTCTGGATGGCCTATAACCAGGAGTCTCCGCTAAGCGACACCCGCGGCGATATCCAGGCGTCGATCATTGCCGCGTCGGTATTCCAGGCCCAGGGCGCGAAGGTTTCGGCTGTTGATTTGTTGCCGAAGTGGAAGGAAGAACCAGAAAAGGTAATAGATGAGGCAGCCCAGGCAGAGGAGGGTGTCGAGCTGTTCAAGGCTTTCCTGATGGCAAGTTCCGACAAGGTCGCGCTAAAAGTTGATTGAAATCTGCCCGTGGTAGACTCTGGATTTTGCTCTGGATACTGAGGGTGGCATGAACAAAAGGATATTAAGAGTAATTTGCTTTGTGGCTTCCAGTTCAGTGATGGCGGCTTCTTTCGCTAAAGACGCTGCTGAGTGCAAGGAAATGTCAGAGGCTGCGCGGAACATAATGTCTGCAAGGCAATCTGGCGTTTCAATGTCGTCATTGATCGAGTTCACAGACAAGGCGCCTGAGGCGATTAAGCCTACTGCAAGCAAGATTATTTCGGATGCTTTCGAGCAACCCAGGGTTACCGATCCAGTATTGAAAGATCGCACGATTTCAGAGTTTGAAAACAAGTGGTTTCTTAGTTGTTACAAGAAGCCTTAATTGATTCATAGTTAAAACTGTAAAAACAGCTCGCCTCGGCGGGCTTTTTTATTGCCTGGAGAAAAGCATGGCAGGGCAAACCCTTCGTTCTTTGATCGTAAGTGTTTCCGCTGAAACAAGTGCGTATCAACGCGAAATGGCCCGCGCTAGTCGCATGGGGCAGAGCTATCTCAGAACAATCACTTCTGGGAATAGGGATGCAACCAGCTCGTGGCGTTCGCAGGAAGCAGCCGTTCGCGCCCAGGGTGCGGCTATGCAATCCCTTACATCCACAGTAGGCAGCTACGCAGCGGCGATGGCCGGCGCCCTGGCGGTTGGCAATGTGATCCATCAGGCTGACGCCTGGAACCAAGTAAACGCGCGACTGAAGCAAGCGACTACCGGCACAGAAGACTTTGCAGTTAGCCAGAAATCGCTTTTTGAGCTCAGCCAGAGGACTGGCACGTCGTTCTCGGATAATGCTGGCTTGTTCAGTCGATCAGCTTCGTCGATGCGTGAGTTCGGATATTCCACATCGGACGTTTTGGGAGTGACTGAAGCCCTTTCTGTAGGCCTTCAGGTGTCTGGTGCAAGTTCTACGGAGGCCTCCTCTGCCATCACGCAATTCGCCCAGGCCCTAGCCCAAGGGGTGCTCAGGGGCGAGGAGTTTAACTCCATAGCTGACAGTGGTGATCGAGTCCTGCGTGCGCTTGCAGCAGGAATGGGAGTTGCCAGAAGTGAACTCAAGGCCATGGCTGATAAGGGCCTTATAACCATCGATAAGCTTGTCCCTGCGCTGATCGGCCAGCTCGGCGTTTTGAATGCTGAGTTCAAGGCAATGCCTCCTTCCGTAAGCAGGTCGACTACGGCCCTGACAAATGCTTTCCAGGCTTGGATTGGAGGAGCTGACACAGCAACAGGCAGTACTGCGGTTCTTTCTGGAGCGATTGATCTTGTCGCCAAGAACATGGATGTCCTCGCCGCGTCGGCGTTAACTGCTGGCGCTGCCTATATCGGGTTGAAGTCAGGCGAGCTAATTAAGGGATTGCGTGACCAAGTCAGCGCTTTGCGCGAAGCTCGATCCGCTGAAATTGGGCGGACTACTGCTCAGCTTGATGCGGCCACCGCTGCCGCCCGGCGCACTGCCGCAGAAGTAGTCGCCGCAGAGTCACAGGTTGCCGCGACCAGGTTTACCGATGCCCATACAGCCGCACTCAGTCGTCTGCGCCTGGCCAGGCTTGCGGATACACAAGCGACAGCCGCGCAAACTGCTGCGCAGGCCGCTCAAACGGCTGCGACGTCGCTGGCTGGTCGTGCCGGATCAGCGCTTCTTGGGGTAATGGGTGGTCCAGTCGGGCTAGCTGTTACTGCTGGAGCAGTGGCTGCCAGCTATCTGCTGTTTCGGGACAACAGTGACAAGGCTCGGCAGGCCACCGTCGATCTCAAGCGACCTGTAGAGGAGTTGCGCAAAGAGTTCGCTGCGCTCGGCAAAGAGCAGGCTCGATACAAACTCGATGGAGTGATTCAGCAGCAAGCCGATGCCCAGGTGGCAGCGCAGAAAGCATTGCGCGAGATCCGCGCCGCCGCCCAAGGCAATGACAAGTGGGGCGATACCTACTCGGCCAACCCATTCCAGCGCGACCGGGCGGTGACGGACTTCAATCGCCGCATTGCCGGCGGCCAGGGTATCGACTCGGCAAGCCAGCAACTGGTCGCAGCAATCGGTCCAAACGAGGAGATGACCAAGGCTATTAATGCTTCTGCATCCGCGTATGGCGAAGCGATCAAAGCCTCCGGCGATTACGGTGATGTCGCCAATATGCTCACCGCCCGCCTGAACGATGTGGCCACCGCTGCGGGCCAGGCGGGCGCCGGGCTGAAAAAGATTGCGGGGCCCGACAAGAAGACTATTGAGAGCTGGAACAGCTACACGAAAACCCTCGTTGAGCGTTTGAACTCCGTCAGAGATGGGGGCGACCTGGTTGGCGAGGTGAACCGGAGGATTGAACGGGAAGGCGTTGACCAGGGTACTGCCGAGGGCTGGCGCATTCTGGCCGGCGCGATCAAGGGGTCTGAAACGGCGGCCAAGGCTTCTGAGGAGGCTCAGCAAAAAGCCAAAAAAGCCTCGGAGGACATCCAGCGGCAAGCTGAGCAGCTCAACAATGCATACAAGCAAACCCTGGACAACCTTACCCAGCAGGTCGCGCTTTACGGTGAAACCACCGAGATAGGGCGTCTTCGCTACGAGCTCTCCACGGGCGAGCTGTCGAAGCTGTCGGAAAAGAACAAGGTCATGCTTCAGGGCAAGGCTATTGAGCTTGATGCGCTAAATGCCAGAAAGGCCTATGACGGCCTGATGTCTAGCCTTCAAACCAAAGAGCAAGCCCTGCTCGCAACGACGAAAGAACGGATGCAGGTGCTGGAAACAGCCAACCGTGCCGGCAAGCTATCGTCGGACGACTATCGCGCTGGCGCTGACGCTATCTCGAAAGCCACGGTTACCGAGGCGCCGGAGTTCGGTGGCATTGATTCATCGGTGGGCGGTCCTTCTGGTGAGCTGGTAAAGATTGCCGAGGCTGAAGCAGCCCTGAAAAAGTGGAACGACAAGCAGCTGTCCATGCAGGCAGATCTGCGCGATCAGATCCTGGCCGACCAGCAAAGCACCAATGAGCAGAAGCTCGCCGCCGAGCAGCAGTACCTGGACCGGGTCGTCGAGATCAACCAGACGAATCAGGCGAGGCTTTCTGACATTCAGGGCGCCTATAAAGTGGCGGTGATCGGCACCTTCAGCGAGTTGTCAGGCCAGGCCGCCGATATGGTTGGCAAGATCGCTGGGGAGCAGTCCGGCGCGTACAAGGCATTGTTTGTAGCGCAAAAGGCGTTCGCGGTGGCGTCGATCATCATGAACGCACAGATCGCTGCGGCCAAAGCTCCGGCAGAACTGACCATCCTAGGTGGTATTCCGGTGGGCGCGGCACTGCTTGCTGCGGGTTATGCCAATGCGGGCATGGTCGCCGGCATGGCGCTGGCCGGTTTCTCTGAGGGTGGCTGGACAGGCCCAGGTGGCAAGCTGGAACCAAAGGGTGTTGTCCACGGCGATGAGGTCGTGATCCGCAAGGAGGTGGTAAATCAGCCTGGCATGAAGGACTACCTCATTGGGCTTAACCGGACCGGAAAGCCTGGCTATTCCGCTGGCGGCTTTGTTGGTATCCCTGGGGTTTCTCCATCATTCAATGCGAAGAGCGTTGTCGCTGGTGGTGGTTTTGGCGCCGCGCCGGAGATTCACTTGCACATCAATGGTGACGGATCCGGCGGAGCTGTCAATGCTCCCGAGGGATACGAGCAGATGGGTATCGCGTTGTTGGCCACCGCCCGTTCCGAAATGCCGAAGATCGCCCGGCAGGTGATTCAGCAGGAAAAAGGCCAGAACGGCCTGCTTGATCCAAACAATCGGAGAAACAGCTGATGGCAGAGGTATTCAACTGGTCGCCCCGGGTTGGCTCTTCCGGTGACGATCAGCCTGACGTGCTTGAGTCAAAGTTCGGTAACGGCTACAGCCAGCGATTATCGGTCGGAATAAACAATGTCGCTGGCGCGTACACCGTTTCCTTCACGGGCGGGGAGGCTTATATCAAGCCGATCCGAGAGTTTTTCAAACGGCACAAGGGGGCAAATCACTTTCTGTGGACTCCGCCGCTTGAGGTTCAGGGGGCGTTCATCACCACCGGAGGCTGGCAACTGCAAACCCACGGCAACAAGAAGTACACCCTTAGCACCACTTTCCAGCAGGTATTCAACCCATGATCACTTTGGACGATCAGAAGTTAGAGCCCGGCGCGATTATCCAGTTGATCGAGCTGGATGGTGAGGCGCGGGACATGGGCATCTTGCGGTACCACGCGCACCAGCAGTCCACGCCGATCATCTGGAAGGGTGAGACATACCTGCCCAGGCCTTACGAAACGGGCGGCTTTGGGCGCAGCGTTGAGGGCAACAACTCCACCCCCATGCTGAAGATCAGCAATATCGACGGAACGATTACAGCGCTATGCCGGCGCTTTCAGGGGATGAGCGGGGTCAAGCTGACGGTTCGACAGACCTACGTCAAATATCTAGACCCTGCGAATTTCCCAGAGGGCAACCCGACGGCCAGCACCATGGAAAGGCTCGACATCTCCTATATCAACCAGGTCACCAGCCTGTTGCGTGAAGAGGTGGTGTTTTCATTAGCCCCTCCGACCGCTGTTAAAGGTCAGAGGTTGCCGGGCGGCCTGATCATGAACCGGTGCGAATGGTGCCTTTGGGGCGAGTACCGCGGCCCGGACTGCAACTACACCGGGATCAAAATGTTCGACCTCGACGGCAACCCAGTGGACGAACCGGCACTGGATCGCTGTGGCGGCCGGCCAAGTGACTGCGAAATCCGCTTTGGCAAGGGTAACCCATTGTCGTTCGGCGGCGCCCCTGGCGCAGCGCTTATTGGATAGACCCCATGAACAAGACGATTCTGAAACAAATTCAGGCCCACGCTGAGGCGGAGTTTCCAAAGGAAAGCTGCGGCGTGGTGATTCGTGAGGCCGGGCGGCTGAAGTACGTTGCCTGCCGCAACGATGCCAAGACGCCGAGCGAGCACTTCATCATCAACCCAGAGGATAAGTGTGGCGCTGAGGACCGTGGCGAGGTGACGATGATCATTCACTCTCATCCCGACGTTCCGCCCATGCCGAGCATGACCGATCGTGTGAGCTGCGAATTACATGAAAAGCCGTGGGGTATTGTGAGCTGGCCGTCTGGCGAGTACTTCGAGTTCAATCCTGATGGTTACCAAGCCCCGCTGGTTGGCCGCGAGTTCGGCCATGGTCTGCTGGACTGCTATGCCCTGTGCCGCGATTACTACGAGCGCGAGCATGGGATTGAATTGCCGAACTACCCACGCCGGGACGGCTGGTGGAACGATGGTGAGAGCCTCTACGAGAAGTACTATGAAGAGGCCGGTTTCTATCCGGTTTCGATGCCGCGCAAGGGCGACATGATCGTCATGCAGATCAACGCCGCTGCACCGAACCACGCAGGAATCTATCTGGGTGACGGTTTGCTGACCAGCGCCCCGGAACTACACCCGGCCCCGGGCACCTTCCTGCATCACCGCTACAACAAGAAATCCACCCGCGATGTGTATGGCGGCATGTGGGCTGATTACACCGTGCTGATTCTTCGGCACCAACGAGTGTCGGAGGTTGGCTGATGGCCATGAGAGCAACGGTTCGCCCCCAGCCCCTGGTGGTGTTGGTGATGCTTTACGGAGTACTGGGCGCACGATTTGGCCGGGTACACCACTTGGCGGTCGCATCGTGCGCTGAGGCGGTCCACGCCCTTTGCGTGAAGATCCCCGGCTTCAGACGGTTCTTGCGCTTTTCGGAGGAGCGCGGCCTGACCTACGCAGTGTTCCGCGGGAAGAAAAACCTGATCGATACCGAGATTGAGATGCGCCAGGACACCGTTGAGCCGATCCGCATCGCGCCAATTGTGATCGGCAGCAAGGGAGGCGGTCTGTTCGCCACCATTGCCGGTCTTGCCCTTGTGGTGATTGGCGCGATCACCCAGCAATACTACCTAGTGGCGGCTGGTGCTGGCCTGATGATCGGCGGCATCGCAATGAGCATGTCTCCGTCACCGGTTGGCGTGTTGGACAAGGAGGGCGACGGCAACAGGCCTTCCTATGCGTTCGGCGGCGCGGTCACCACCACGGCCCAGGGCCGCTGCAAACCACTTCTGTATGGCGAGCGCGATATCGGCGGCGCCCTCATCTCGGCTGGCGTCTTTTCGGAAGATCAGCAGTAAGGAAAATCCATGTCCAAAATCGCAACAGCGCCTGCTGCAAAGCATCGGCGCCGGCCTACTGCTGCCCGCGTTTTGGGCGCCAAGGGTGGCGAGCAGAAGCCATACACACCCTACAAAGCACCCGACACCGCGCTTTCTGTCGCGACCGTGAAACTGCTCTATGCCTTGAGTGAGGGGCCAATTGTTGGCCTGGTCGATGATAGACGGTCGGTAAAACTCAACGGCACGCCACTGGTCTCGCCTGACGGTAGCGAGAACTTTCCCGGTACCGTTTGGGATTTCCGCCCGGGCACTGTGGACCAAGAACACATCCCGGGCTTTCCGGCCATTGAGAACGAGGCGTCCCAGGGGCTGCCGGTTGAGCTGAAGTCGGATAACGCCTGGACGCGCGCGATCACTGATCAGCAGTTGTCGGCTGTGCGCATCCGGTTGTCCTGGCCGCAAATTTGGCAGGTCAAGACGAATGGCGATCAGATCGGCTACCGCATCGACTACGCCATTGATCTTTCCGTAGATGGTGGAAGCTATCAAACGGTTTTGTCAGCCACCCTGGACGACAAGGGGACGACTGAATACGAGCGCACCCATCGAATCGATCTCCCTGAAGGCTTTACCAGCGCATTGGTGCGCGTGCGTCGGCTCACGCCTAACCGCAACGACTCCAACTTTGCAGACCTGATGCGTATCAAGGGGCTGACGGAGGTAATCGACAAGAAGCTGCGCTATCCGAACCTTGCGCTGGGCGGCCTGCAGTTCGATGCGAAGCAGTTCCAGGACACGCCGAAGGCCAGCTTCCTGATGCGCGGCCGGATTGTACAGGTGCCGACCAACTACAACCCGGAGGCTCGAACCTATACAGGTGACTGGAACGGCACGTTTAAGCTTGCCTACACCAACAACCCAGTGTGGGTTTGGCGCGACCTGCTGTTGCATCGTCGCTATGGCCTGGGCCGCCGCATCACCGCCGATATGGTGGACCACTGGACGCTATACGAGATCGGGCGCTATTGCGACGTGATGGTTCCAGATGGGAAGGGCGGCATGCAGCCGCGCATGACGACCAACGTCTATATTCAGGATTCGGTTGAGGGCTACGCGCTCCTTTCGGACCTGGCCAGCGTGTTCCGCGGCAGCAGCTGCTGGAATGGGTCGCAGGTCACGATGGTGGCGGACATTCCGGGTAACGAGGATGGATACGTCTTCACCCGTTCCAACATTATCGGCGAGTTCGAGATGGTTGGTGCCGCCTATCCTGATCGGCACACCAGGGCAAAAGTCGCATGGGATAACCCGGAAAACGAGTTCAAGACCCAGCCGGCTCCGGTAACCAATGAGGAGTTAATCGGCGCCCTTGGGCACCGGATGCTGGATATCTCGCGTTTCGGCTGTACCGTGGAGGGAGAAGCAATCCGTCACGGTATCTGGGCGCTAAAGTCTGAGCAGTATGAGGAGTGGTCGGTAAGCTTCACCACCGGCATGGAGGGCCGCAACGTCGAGCCCGGCCAGATTATCTGCGTGGCTGATGAGTTGTTCTCGGGGCGCGCGAATGGTGGGCGTATCAGCGCCGCGACCAGGCGTGTGATCACGCTCGATATCGATGCCGAGGTGCACGAAGAGGATCGGCTAATCCTCAACCTACCCAGCGGCAAGACCGAAGGGCGCATCGTGAAGTCCGTCTCTGGCCGCTTGGTCACCGTCATGGCGGACTATTCGGAACTCCCAGAGGCTGAATGCAGTTGGTCCGTGGAAAGTGCTGACCTGGCCGTGATGCGCTTTCGCGTGCAGACCATCGAGCCGCAAGGACTGCACCAGTTCAAAATAGCTGCCACTCAACATGAACCCCTGAAGTACCAGGCGATCGACACGGGTGCCCGGATTGACCCCCAGCCAACAAGCATCATCCCGCCTGGGGTCATGTCTCCGCCGGAGAACATTGGCATTGAGGCACGCAGCGTCGTGTCTCAAGGTATTGCTGTCACCAGCATGCGTATTACCTGGGATTCTGTGCCGGGGGCTATTGCGTATAACGTGGAATGGCGCAAGGACAGTGGCAACTGGATTCGCCTACCACGTACGGGGAACCTTGGTGCCGAGGTCGAGGGAATTTACAGCGGGCGCTACGTCGCCCGCGTGAGTTCGATTAACGCCATGGACGTGACGTCAATCTGGGGTAGCAGTTCTGAGGTTGTAC